ACGATGAACGCCGTCGATGCGCAGTTGATCGAGCAACTGAAGTGGACGGCGGAAACGGTCTGCAGTTGCTATCACGTCCAGCCGTACATGATCGGCGTCGGCCCGCCGCCGCCGTACGCGAACGTCGAGCCGTTGCTGCAGCAGTACCTCGCGCAGTGCCTGCAGTCGTTGATGACGAATTTCGAGACGAGCCTCGACGAGGGGCTCGGCATTCTCGATCCGCTCGCCGACGGCACGCAGTACGGCACGGAATTCGATATCGACGATCTGATCTGGATGGACACGGCGACCAAGACCGCCGCGGCGAAAGACGGCATCGGCGGCGGCGGCATGTCGCCCGACGAAGCCCGCCGGAAGTACTTCGGGCTCGGACCCGTCACGGGCGGGCACACGCCGTACATGCAACAGCAAATGTTTTCGCTCGAGGCGCTCGCCCAGCGGGATGCGAATGATCCGTTTGCCAAGCCGCGGCCCGCCCCGACGGCGGTGCCGGCGATGGGGCAGGCGCCCGAGGGCATGAAAGCCGCCGACCTCGACCTGACCGAGCTCGGCCGGATCCTGCGCCGCAAGGCGCTTGAACGGTGGTCCCGTGCTGCCTGACGTCGACGCCTTCGCCGATCTCGTGCTGGACACGATGCAGACGGCCCTGGCGCCCATTCTGGAGAAGGTCGCGGTCCTCCAGGCCCGCCTCGACCACGTCGCGAGCGCCGACCTCACCAAGGAGATCGGCGCGGTGCGCGAACGCCTGGCCGTACTCGAGACGCGGCCGCCCTTGCCGGGCCCGGCCGGCCAGGACGGGGCGCCCGGCCCGCCGGGGAAGGACGGCGCCGACGGCACACCGGGGCTCGTCTATCGCGGCGTGTTCCTCGAGGGTCAGTGCTACGAGGTCGGCCATCTGGTCACCTGGGCCGGGGCGACGTGGCACTGCAATGAACCGACGCTGACGAAACCCGGCGATGGGTCGAAGGCGTGGACCCTGATGGTCAAGAAGGGGAAAGACGGCCGGGACGGCAAAGACGGCCTGGTCGGGCCGCCTGGGCCGGCCGGCAAAGACTGGCAGCAGGTCTACGAGGACACGAGGCGGCGATGACGGCCTTCGTGACGCTCGATCAGGTCAAGGCGCGCCTGCGGATTACCTCGACCGCCGAGGATGTCGATCTCCAGAGTCTCGCCGACGAGGCCGAGGCGCAGATCGTCGGCTGGTGCAGCACGACGCCGCGGGCGAAGGCCATCGCCGACACCTGGACCGACGAGACGACCGTGCCCAAGGTCGTCGTCGCGGCGATTCTGGTCCAGACGGCTGAACGCTATCGCTTCCGCGGCGATGACACGGAGGCCGTGCCGCGGCCGGACGAGCCGGGCGATCTCTCCGTGACCGTCCGCGAGCTCCTGCGCGCCTATCACGACCCGGGGATCGCATGAGCCCGATGTCTGCCACGACCGCCGTCTATACCGCCGCCGGCCTGCGCCGCCACTCCGTGACGCTCGAGAACCCGGGCGGCTCCGTGCCCGATGGCGATGGCGGCTACATCGAGGGCTGGACCCTGGTCGAGACCGTGTGGGGCAGTGTGTCGCCGGCCTCCGCGGCCGACCTCCGGCGCGTCGTCGCCGGCACGGTGACCGCCTTGCTGCCGTATCTCATCATCGTGCCCTACGTGCCGGGCGTCACCACGCAGACGCGCATCACCTACGACAGCCGGACCTTTGCCATCCAGGCCGTGCGGGACGTCGACGAACGGCATATCAAGCTCGAAATCATCTGTGAGGAACGGGTGAGCGGCGGCGCGGCCGGCATGAGCGTCGCCAGCAAGGGAGCGGTCGCGTGAGCAGCGTCAATCTCTTCCTCGATGGGCTCGACGAGCTGCGGAAGGCCTTGCGGGACATGCCCGACGAGCTGACGAACGACGCGCTGGCGATCGTGGCGACCGCCGCGGCGGACACGGCGAGCGAGCTGCGCGGCGTCTACCCGAGCGGCTCGATGGAAGACGGCGTCGTCGTCACGGACCGGAGCCATCAGTACCAGGCGCGGTTTGTGGTGGAGAGTCGGACGCCGCAGGCGAGCTGGTGGGAATACGGCACGGAGAACCGCCACACGCAACAGGGCTGGAACCGCGGATCCGAACCGGCGCACAAGGACACCGGCCTGGTGTCAATCGCGAAGCGCCATCGGGCGCGGATGACGGCCGCGCTCATCGCGCTCGTGCAGGCGGCCGGCTTCAATGTGACGGAGAGCTGAGATGGACAGCGGCGCTGTCGACAGCGCGGTGCTGGGCCTGCTGCAGAACGACGCGACCCTGCGCGGCCTGCTGCCCGATGGCGTTTACTTCGATGCGGCGCCGCAGGGCTCGACACGGTTCGCGATCGTGTCCCTCTCGGATCACGAAGATACGTCGATGTTCGAGGGGAAGAAGGCCTTCGAGCGGTTCGAGTACTTCGTCAAGGCGGTCCTCTTCAGCAACAGCGCGAGTGACGCGCGCAAGGCCTGCACGCAGATTGACAAATTGCTGCAGAACAGCGACTGGCTGCTCGCGCCGACCGGCTACAAGGTGATTCGGGCACAACGCGTGAGCTATCGCCGGTACAGCGAACCGGATGTGAACCCGGCCGAGCACTGGCAGCACCAGGGCGGGACGTACGAACTCGAGGTCGTGCCGACGACCGAGGGCTAACGCACACACAGGGAAGGTGACCGATGAACCGGATGCATGGATCAAAGGGCGAGATCAAAGCGGACCCCACGGGCGTCGGGGGTCCGACCGCCGTCGTGGTGGGCTCCATGAACGCCTGGACGCTGAACATGGCCCGCGACAAGACGGACGTGACGGCGTTTCAGGACGTCAACAAGGTCTACGTGCAAGGGCTGCCGGATATCAAAGGCACGCTCGGCGGGTGGTTCGATTCGGACGAGCTGACGATCTTCGATATCGCGCTCGGCGATATCGCGTGTTTCCTGGAACTCGTCCCGAGCACGCTCATCACGCCGACGCCGATCATGTGGTCGGGTAAGGCCTGGCTCGATGCCTCGCTCGATGTGAAGGCGACCGGGGCCGTCAGCGTGTCTGGCAATTTCGTCGCCGCCGATGCGTGGTCGCGCACCGGGGGGACGACGCTCCTGACGCGCGGGCCCGCGCCGGACGCGGCACCCCGCGCCGCCGCGTAAGCGCGCGATGCCGGGACGCAAGGCCGGCACGGTCGTCGGCGGCATTCACGGGCGGCTCCAGTGGCATTACCACGTGGCCGCGGACGTCCAGGGCTTCACCGTCGATCGGGATGAGCGGGGCCAGTTGTTTTTGCGGGCGGCGGTCACGACGTTCAACGAGTACCGCCTGGCGCAAACGCCGCTGACCTTCATCGTGACCGTGAAGGGCGGCGAGTGGACCTGGCCCGTCGTCAAGGTGCTGTCCTTCGCGGACCACGCCTTGTGGGCGCACCTCGGCGCGCCCCTCGCGAAACCCAGGAGGACCGAGACCCATGTGGAGCCCGTTTGTTGATCCCGCCGTCGTCCGGCTGCCGTTGACCCATCACCAGTGGATCGACGTCAAGCGTGAACTCACGTACGGGGAAACCGAAGACATGTACGCCCGGATGCGGCGGCAGTTCGGGCCGAACGAACCGCCGACGCTCGACCCGACCCGGATCGGGCGGGCGCGGATGTCGGCGTTTATCGTCGCGTGGTCGTTCGTGGACCCGAGTGGCACCCCGGTCCCGGTGAGCGAGGCCGCGTTTGCCGACCTCAAGCCGGCCATCGCGCGCGACATCCGCGACGCCCTCGAGCAACACGAAGAGGACGTCCAGCGGCGGCAGGACGTGGAAAAAAACGACCCGGATGGCGCGAGCGTCTCCAGTCCGATTTCGCCATCTGTCAGCTAATGCACTGGACCGTGCCCCAGGTGCGCGCCTTGACGCCGAATCAGTACGCGGCCCTGGTGCAGTGGCTCACGGCGCAGCAGGCCGCGACGCGCGGCGAGGAGGGCTAGCCCGTGGGCGTCAATGCGAATTTCGTCGCGGACTTCTCCACGTTCCTGTCGGCCCTCCAGGCCGCCGACGTGGCCCTGGCGGACTTCGGCAAAGGCGCGGACACGGTCGGCACGAAGCTGAACAACATGGTCGACAAGTTCAGCGGCCGGCAGATCATCCAGCAGGCCAACGAGCTCGTCGTCGCGATCGACAAGGTCGGCGGCGCGACGACGCTCACCGCGAATGAACAAGCGAAACTGAACGCGACGCTAAACGAGGCCATCGCGAAATACCAGGCCATCGGCGAGGACGTCCCGCCCGGGATGCAGAAGCTGGCCGACGAGACGAAGCAGGCGAGCACGGATACGACCTCGTGGGTCGGGGCGCTGGAATCCCTCGCCGGGGCCTTCGGGATCGCGTTCAGCGTGGGGGCAGTCGTCAACTTCGGCAAGGAACTGTTCGCCGACGCGACGGCCCTCAATACCCTGAGTCAGCAAACGCGCATCAGCGTTGAAGACTTGCAGGTCCTGACCGCGGCGACGGCCGACTTCGGCGTCGGCGGCGAGGAGCTCGGGCGCGCCCTGTTCAACCTGCAGCAGCGGATCGCCGGCGGCGACCAGAGCGTCGTGCACGCCTACGCGTTGATGGGGATCAGCCTCGACGACCTGCGCGACAAGGACGCGAAAACGCTGTTCCTCGAGACCGAGCGCGGCCTCGGCACGCTGGCGGGGGCCCTGCAGGATGCGGCGGCGAAGGACCTGTATGGCGGCAAGCTCGGGTCGTCGATGGTCGCGCTGTCCGGCGGCCTTGATGACGCGATGGCGAAGACGAAGGATCTCAATGTCGCGACCGCTGACTCGGTCAAAGCGATGGCCGAGTACAGCGACGCCATCAACCGCACGAGCACCTCGTTCAAAAACTGGGTCACCGAGGGCATCGGCGGCGCCATTGGCGGGATTGAGAACCTGCACAAGGCAATGGGCCAGGGCGGCCTGATGGACGACCTCAAGATCGTCGGCGCGGGCTGGCTGGACTGGGCGCAGACACAAATCACGGGCGTGCAGCATGCCGAACATCTCGCCAGCGTGTTCGACAGCCTGAACCAGAAAACCGCCGAGAACACCAAAGTCACCGAGGCGAGCAACCAGCAGCACGCGGCCGCGAAGGCCCCGCTCGACGCGCACGCCGAGGCGATTCGGTACATGGAGACGATCCAGGGCCAGTCGGGCAAGGCGCTGCTCGACTGGCAAGTGCAGTACCTCGATCAGCTCCGGGCGATCGGGCAACTCGACGCGCAACACGCGAGCGGCATCGGCGTGACGGTCCAGCAATTGGACAAATACAAGGCCGGCCTCGAGGCGGCGACGAAGGCGCAGGCCGAGCTGGCGAAGGCCCAGGCCGAGGCGGACGCCATCGCGCTCGACTCCTATAACAAGCGCATCAAGTCGCTCGAGACGGTCACGCAGGCGACGCTGAAGGCCTACAGCTTTGACGGGCAGATCGGGCAGCTCCAGGCCTTGATGGCCGCCGAGGAGGATCTCGCCCGGTCGGTGTACGCGCAGGTCGAGTCGGAAAAAACGCGGATGAAGATCCTCGAGGACCTGGCCGCGAAGCGCACCGCGATCGCGCAGCAGATGGCCGCGCTCGAGGCGAAGCACGCGCAGGTCGTCAACCAGCAGGTCATCGACGAGCTCGGCGCCCGGGCGAAAGTGCTCGAGGCCTACGGGCAGAACGTCGACGGGACGCAGAAGATCGTCAGCGCCCAACAGACGCTGCAGGTGGCGCTCGACGCCCTCCACGCCAAGAAGCAAGAGGGCATCTCGCAGTACTACCAGGAACAGGCGTTGATGGATCAGTTCCTGAAAGACCAGGACGCCGAGACGGCGGCCATCAACAAAGCCGCGGCCGCGAATGATGCGGAGACGGCCTCCGTGCAGCGGAAAACGCAAGCCAAAAAAGACGACCGCGACAGCTTCTCGCTCGCGGGCGGGGCGCCCGTCCCCAGCAAGTTCGCCGGGATGTCGAACATCCAACTGCACAGCATGGGCTATCTCGACATGTACGACCGCGTCACGGTCATGGGCGAGGCGGCCGGTCTGGGGGATAGTGGCGGGCCGATTCGCCCGCGCGCGAGTGGAGGCCCCGTCGAGGCCGGGACGCCCTACCTCGTCGGCGAGCAGGGCCCCGAACTGTTCGTGCCGGCGAGCAATGGCTCGATCGCGGCGAATGGCAGCGCGGGCGTCGTCGTGCACAACACGTTCAACATCGTCGACACCGAAAGCAATATCGCCCGCCGGGTGTCAGACCAGATCACGCGGTCGGTGATGCGCAGCGCGAGGCTGTCGTAAATGCCGTCGCCGCCGAATGACCAGTACGCCATCCTCGGGCACCGGCTCGGGTTCCGCCTGGCCTACCAACCCGCCGAACTGCGGCGCGCCCGCGAGACGTGGGTCACGGCCGCGCTCGATGGGCAGTACGTCAAGATCCGCCGGAACTCGGTCACGATTCATGACGTCATCAACGACACGCCCAACACCTGCCAGGTGACCGTCGATGCAGCGACCCCCCCCGTCATCAACCAACGCCTCACCATCCGCATCAACAGCAACGCGCCGCGGACGCTGTTCGCGGGGCCCCTGCAGACCGTCGGCTTGAGCTACGAGCTCCAGCCCCACCAGACGGTGTACGACTGCGCGGCCATCGACGACACCCCGGTCGCGAATCGCCGGCTGCCGTTTGGCACGTGGACGGACACGTCGGCCTCGGAGATCGCGACGTACCTCGTCGTGAGTTTCTGCCCGGCCGGGTTTTCAACCGCCGGGGTGCAGGCGAACCTCCCGGCCGTGGCCGTCAACTTCGATTCGAGTGAGGGGATGGACGGGTGTCTGCGCCAGCTCGCGAAGTTGATCGGCGGCTATTTCTACTGGGAGGAACGCACCCTCCATTTGTTCACGACCGAAGCGCTCGACCCGCCGGATCCGATCGACGCGACGCACCCGTTCCTGGCGTCCCCGCCCATTCACGTCGCCACCGAGACCTCGCAGATCCGCACGCGCGTGTACGGGAAAGGCCACGGAGAACAGATCGTGGCCGACGTGAGCCCCAACTCGCCGACGGTGCCGATCAGCAATGCGGTGATGTTCAATCCAGCCGGCGGGCAAGCGACGACGGGCACGCAACGCCTCCGCTACACCGGGACGGACCTCGGCGGCGGCGGTTCGCTCGTCGGCCCTGGCATCGGCCCGTCCGCGAGCCCGGCGCTCGCCGCGCTCGACGGGTACGGCGTGACGCCTGGTCCGCACTGGTACACCGTCACCTACAAAACCGCCGCCGGGGAATCGCTGATCGGCCCCGGCAACTTCATCACCGTCGCGTCACGCGCCGCGCCAACGACGCCCGTCACGTTCCCGAAGCCGAATGCGTTCGTCGCGTCCGGCGGCGTGGACCCCGGCGATCACAGCTATGCCTATACGGACGTGACGGCCGCGGGGGAAACGCTGCCCGGCCCGTCACTCGCCATCACCGTGCGGGCCGTGCCGCCGCCGCCCGCAAACTTTGCGCCACTGATTCAGCGGTCTGGACCCACGAACAACGGTGTGACGCCGCAAGGGAAGTGGGTGATCGGCGCGACTGTGTCCTTTCAATTCGCGTACAGCAATATCGACGGGCAGCCCTATTTAAACGAAACGGTGCTCTCGATCTCGTCGCCGTCCGTCGTCCTCCCAGAGTGGGCACCCGGCGGCGGTTCCTTCTATTCGCCCATTACCATACAGGTGCCGTACTCGAATGACCCGCTCGTCAAATACATCCACGTCTGGGGGTTTGTCCTCTCGGGACCAGCGGGCGGCGACACCGTGCAACGGTATTGTGGAACGGCCCAGAACTACGTCAACGGCGGTAGCGGCCCGTGGATCGATTGCGGGAATCACGGTGACATCCCGTATCCCGGCGCGAATCCGAACCTGAAGCAAGTCACCGTCACGGTCCCGGCGACGGCCGACCCGAACGTCACGAACCGCAACCTCTATCGCACGACGGCCGGGACGGCGCAACTGAAGTACCGCGTCACGTTCGGCCCGTCGGGCGGCACGCTCGACGACACGCTGCCGGATGCGAGTCTCGGCGTAAATGTGATCACGACGCCGACCGCCGCCGCGCAGCGCATCGCCTTGTCGGGGATTCCGCTCGGGGCCTCGGGGGTCATCGCCCGCAACATCTACCGGACCGCCGTCACAAACCAGGCGCTGTACAAACTCGTCGCCACGCTCGGCGACAACACGACGACGACGTACCTCGACACGGCGGCCGACGCCGCGCTCGGCGTCAGTCCCCCGACAGGCGACACGTCGGGCCTCAAGCAACCAGACGGCGTCGTGCTCGCGGGTGCGCCATCGATTGTCGTCGCTGGGGCCGGATGGGCGCGGCCGCTCGGCGGCTGGGCGGTGATCGGGAACGGCGAAGTGGTCTTTCGCTACACCGGGATCAGTGGCAACGCGCTCACGGGCATTCCGACCTTTGGGCCCGGCGCGATCACGGCGACCGTGTCGTATGGGTCCACGATCACCGCCGCCGCGATGCTGCTCGGCGTGACCAACCTGGCCTTGGGGCTGATCAAAGGCGCCGGCATCAATCTCTGGATCGAGCGCAATGACCTGACCGCGCAAGCGGCGCTCACGGCCCGCGACGGGTCCGACGGGATCATTGAACATCTGATCACCGACGAGCGCCGGGGCGAAACCTCGTTGACCCAGCTCTGTGATGCGGACCTGAAACAGTATGCGTATCCGATTCAGACCGTCACGTACGCCACGCGTGACTCGAAAACCAAGAGCGGCAAACCGATCGCGTTCAATCTGGCCTCGCCCATGATTCAGGGCACCTTGACGATTCAGGAGGTCACGATCACCGAAATCAACTACGCGGTGGGGCTGCCGCCCCGGTTCACCGTGACGGCCTCCAGCGTCCGGTTCTCGCTGGAAGATATCCTCCGGCGCCTCGGCGGCAGTCTCGACGTCACGACGTAACAGGGAAGGACGGCATGGCCCCGATCACGATCAACCGCAACCCGTATAACGCGCTCGTCGACGACAGCGGGCAGAACCTCGACGGCTCGCTGTGGGACAAGGCCGCGATCAAGGGCGTGCTGCTCGACCCGATTGACGCCGCGCTCGCCGCCGTCCCCGTGGACGCCGCGACCGGCAAGATCCTCGACTCGGCGCTGTCCACGAACGTGGCGAAGCTCGCGACCGCGCAGACGTTCACCCAGGCCAATAACTTCAACGCCAACGTGGCGGTGTATGGGCAATTGTCGGCCGCTGGCGCAAATCTCGTCGTTGGCTCCTCGACTCCGGCGTACATCGACGGCGGGCTGATTCTGCGATCCGCGCTCAACATGCGCGACTCGCCCGCCGGGGGACCGCTGCTCTTTCCCGCCACGCAAAACGCCAGCACCGATCCCAACGGTCTCGACGACTACGAGGAGGGCGTGTGGACGCCGACGGACGGCAGCGGGGCCGGCCTGGCGTTCACCACCATCTCCGCGGCGTATGTCAAAAACGGGCAGATGGTCACGCTGGCGTGCGCGTTCACGTTTCCCACGACTGCGCACACCGCCGGGGCCACGGTGGGCGGCTTGCCGTTTCCCGTGTCCGCGATCGTCGCGAGCGCCTGGGGCGGGGCGCTCGGCTACACGACGATTAGCCAGCCGGCGCTCTGGATCGGGATCGCCAACGCCACCATCGCGCAGTGCTTCACCAATGCTGGCGCGGCGATTCAAAACAGTGCCTGGAGCGGACGGACGTGCTCGTTCAGCATGACGTACCGCGCCGCCGGCTAACCAAGGAACGGACCATGCTGACTGAAGACACCGTCATCGACCAGATCACGATCACCGAGGTGGGGCAGATCCTCGTGCGCCGGGCGCTCTACATCCTGCGCGATGGCGCGCGCGCGACGCCTGCCGTGTATCACCGCTCGGCGTACGAGCCGGGTGCGGACCTCACGCACGAAGACCCGCGCGTGCAAGCCATTGCCGCGCTCGTCTGGACCGAGCCCGTGATCGCCGCGGCCGCCGACCGGCGCGAGCACGCCACCCCGTTCCCCCAGGCGCCACCGAGTGCGTAAGTCCCTCGCCCTCCTGGCCGTCGTCGCGCTGGACGCGTGCGCGTCGATCGCCCCGCCCGTGCCGCGCTTCGTCGCCGTCTACGGGCAGAAATCGACGTACTGCCAAATCGAAGTCGTCCGCGACACGCGCACGACGGCGTGTTTTGTGGTGTTCAAGTGCAGCCGTCAGCCGGTGCAGGCGATTGCCGTCGCCCCCGACGTCTGCGTGCCGTAGCCGCAGGAACTGGAGCCCTCGCGATGCAGGTACCGCTCACGATCACGGTCGAGATGCCCGACACGACCGGCGGCGGGCAGGGCGTGCCGGGACCGGCCGGCCCGCCAGGACCCACCGGCCCGCCAGGACCGACCGGCCCACCAGGCCCGCCGGGCACGAGCAGCGCGCGGACGCCGATCCCGTTCACGCCGATCATCGCCGGCACGGCCGGTGACCCGATGCTGTATTCCTCGCAGCAGGGCTACGCCTGGCGGGATGAGCAGCACGTCAGTTTCTGGGCGTACACACAATTCTCGGCCTGGGGCGCCCATCCGATGACGGGACCGCTCTCGCTCTGGGGCTTGCCGTGGCCGACCGCGTTCCTGCCGATCTTCTTCAGCGCGGATGTGTACTACACGTCCAACCTGTCGCCCGACGCGAACCTGATCACCAGCATCTTCCTTTACACCGGGGGGTCGTCGCCGGCGTGGGCGCTCTATGGCCGCATGGCGGGGCAGAACCCCCGTCAGCTCACCTGCACGGATATCAACATGCATACCCAGCTCGTGATGGCTGGGGCGTACCTGATCGACTGACCAAGGAGCCAGCATGACGAAGTACCCAAAACCGGATCCGCATCCCCCATTGCCGACGCTCTTCAAGCATCCGCCGCGCCAGGCCCCGCGGGATGGCGACCCCGACGATGTGCACTACGTGATCGAGGTCACGCTGGTCGATACGCTCGGCAAGCCGATCAGTGGCGCGGAGATCTCGCTGGTCAACAACAACAACGGCAACCCGTCGTCGCGCTACAGCGACGGCAGCGGCTACACGAATCACGGCCTGACCGGCCGCGTCGACGACCTGATCACGTTCCAGACCAACGGCGCGAAAATCGTGGCGGCCACCGGACAGCCGAGCATCGGCCCGCAGTACCTGTACCTGCCGGCCGGCGGGTATGCCCGGGTGCAACTCTCGCTCGATTCTTTTAAGCAGGGCTTCCGGCCAGTCCCGGCACTGCCGCGAAGCCCGCTGCCGCCGTTTGCCGAACCGATCAACTATCGGACGACGCTCGCGTGGACCCCGCCGCCGCCCAACCCGACGCGTGACTTTCTGCGCGGCGACTTCTGGGGCGTCGAGATGCCGGGCGCACCGCAAGTGCCCGGCGTGGGCCGGAAGTACGAACGGATCTTTTCGTGGTTCCTGCCGAAGTACGCACCCGACTTCCAGCAGGCGTACCTGACGAAATACGGCGGGTATGGCTACACGCATTTCCTGCTCTCGTACGCCGACAGCACGGGGCCGACCGAGAATCCTGGCAAGACGCCAGGCGCGGGGCAGACGCTCGAGCAGTTCATGGAGACGTGCGCACTCGTGAAGCGGTACGTGCCCTATCTGCACGTCCGGTTCGGCTCGAAAGACTTTCAGCCGGCGCACATGACGCCGCAGCAGTGGGCGGACTTCGTCGATCCGATCTTCGCGCAGCTCGTCGCCGCGAAGCTGGTGGACGAAGTCAGTCTCGGCTGGGAGCTGAACTTGTGGAACACGCCGGGGCAACCACTCATCGATGCCCTGCGGCATCTCGGCCGCCAGGCGCACGCCGCCGGCCTCACGAGCTGGCAGCACTTCAGTCCGCACTACACGAGCTGGTTCGCGGATGGGGACGAGCGCGGACGGTTCGGGTGGTATGACGACCTGGCGAACGACGTGGACGGCCTGAACTATCAGACCCAGGGCCCGCAATGGAGCGCGCAGATGTTGCAGGCGCGCATGGTCGATACGCTCTGGCAATTCGGCGAGCGCGGCAACGACTACCTGTTCCGCATGGAGGAGGATCTCGCCTTCTGGATGTGGGACACCGACGAGGTGAGCGTCGTGGTCGATGACCTGCCGCCCGAGCAGATCGTGCGCGTCACGCCCGAGGAGGCGAACCTGCGCGGCTATCTCGCCTGCTGCACGATCGACGACGTCAAGGGGACGAGCGCGAAGGTGTTCGGCTACGGGAACGGCGGGCGGATGCCCGATGGATCGAGGTTATAAATGGTTGATATATACGCGCACGCCTGCACCGACCGCAGTGTCCGCGAGAAGCCCCCGCTGCCGGCGCTGGGGCCGGCAGGGTTCGCGTTCCACGACCCCGCGTTCGGCACGCTGATGATCCGCGTGACTGACGCGACGATGGGCGGCAGTAGCTATCGCGTCCCCAGCAATGCCCACCTGGCCGCGTTCAATGCGGACACGACGAAGTTCGTGGTGTGCGGCCAGACGGCGACGCGGGTGTTTGCGTTCGACCCCGCGGCCGGGCGCGTGAGCGTCCTGACCGATCTCCTGCCCGACCCGCGCGTGACGACCTACCGGCCGCACCTCGAGCCGCGCTGTGACCCGCAGTTCCCCGGCCTCCTCACCGGCGTGATCGATGTCGCCAGCCAGTGCGAGCCCTGCTGGAGCCGCGTCGATCCGAACGTGCTCTATGCGGTCGGCGGGTCGAAGGGGCGCACCATCCAAGCGATCACGTTCGACAGCGACGGCAGCACGGTCACCACGGATCTCCTGGACCTCGACACGCTCGGGCTCGCGCTCGAGGACCCGGCCGATCCAAACTCACGCACCTACGTCGGCGGGCTCATTACAAGCGACTGGGACCTCGTCGTGTTCTTCGGCGGCACCGGGCAGGACAAGCACTGCTACGTCGGCCAGCTCCCAATCGGCGCCACGGCCTTCTCGCATCTCTGGGACACGCGCGAGCAGGGCTACCTGCTGCATTCGGTCGCGGCGGCGCGGTCGCGGCAGTTCATCACGCTCTACCCGACCGGCGCCCAGCCGCATCAGACGGTCGTGATCGACACGATCCTCGGGACGTTCACGCCGGTCACGGTGTCGCCGGGCGGGCATGACGCGCTGAGCTACGGCTACCAGGTGAACGCCGACAGCGGGCAGCAGGCGTGGGACGCGGCGCAGTGGCAGCTGCGGATGCTCGCCGCGGTGGACAACCGCAGCGACCTGATCACGCCGGTGCTCGAACCGAAGGTCGTGTACCTAAGCGAGCACTCGACGTGGAACAACGCCGTGAGCGACCGGATGGTGCCGGTGGTGAGCAGCACGTTCCGGTTCAACAACGAGGCGGCGCCGTGGCGGCCTCTGGACGACGAGGTGATCGCGATCGCGACCGAGGGCGCCTCGACCGTCTGGCGCTTCTGCCATCACCGCTCCGACAGCCGCGACGAGGCGAACAGCGCGGGCACTTACTTCTGGTATCAGCCGATCGCGAACGTCTCACCCTGCGGGCGCTGGGCCCTGGTCACGAGCAATTGGGAGAAGACGCTCGGCCCCGACCCGGCCGACCCCGGGCGATCCCGGCAGGACGTGTTCCTCGTGCAGCTCGGCACCGACTGACACCGAAGGGGAGAGCATGATCAACATTCTGACGATCGCGATGATCCTCGCGCTCACGGCGTTTGTCGTGACGATCGCGGCGGCGATGGGCCGCGCGCCGCTCTGGGTGGCGGTGTTGTTACTCACCGTGCTCGCGCTCGTGAAAGCCCTGCCGCCGCGCTGACGCGGGGGGCCGGCGTGGTCATCGTCGACCGTAGCTTTGAAAGTCGTACCCGCCGCCGCCGACCCACGCCACCGTCACCCCTTGGGTGACCGGGTTGAAGCGATCGCCGTCCCGGTTCACAAACTGCCGCAACGGCACCACGACGAACAGCCCTTGCGGCGGCACGGTCGTGTCGGCCCGGAACCCGAATGGTGGATCGCCGTTGAGGTAAATCTCCATCGGCTGGCCGACCGCGTCGGGGCTGTTGTTCGTGATCCGGACGATCGTGGCAGTCCAGCCGACGGTCACATTCAGCGTGCGGAGGACCCGCGGCGCGACAGGGGCGGGGGAGAAGTACCCCGAAGGCGCCCAGGCGCGGAGGACGGGATGAGGTCCGGTCAGAACCCAGACGCCCCAGACGCCGGTCCAGAAGGCGGCGGCGGTAGCCACAACGACGACGCCCAGGAAGATCTTGCCGCCGAGGGTGCGTGGCAGGGGTAGCGTCGTGGCGCTCATGACCGGGCGCCCTGGCGCTTCGCACGCGTCGCGCGGCGGTGACGCATCGACGCCTTGTGCACGTCTTCACTGATCCGGGACTGCCAGCCTTTGCCGGTCGCGCGATAGCGGGCGACCGCGTCGCGATCCAGGCGCAGGGTGATCAGTAGTTTGGTCGGAGCCTTCTGCAGGCCGCGGCCGCGTCGCTTCGATTCGGCCATCGCCGCGAGCAGATCGCCGCTGCCGGTCGCATCGTCGCGGACCGCGACTGCCGTGGCCGCCTCCTCGGGACGATAGGTGTCGTCGTCATTTCGTCGTCGCATGGGCGTGATCCCTTTCTTCGCGCCGTCTCGCGCGGCGCAGGCTGATGGCGCGCGTGTTCGCGCCCCGGCGGGTGATGATGGCGGTGTAGAGCTGGCCCTCGAGCCGCCCGATGACGGCCCAGCGATCTTCACCGCGACGCGGCGAGTAAATCGCGATCCGATCGGTCAGCTCGTCGACCCGCGCCAAGCCGATGCCGTGCTTCTCTCGGTTGCGGGCATCTTTGACGGGGTCGAACTCAAGCGCCATCGAGTACATTGTAGCTACAATATAGTCAGACGTCAATTACTTTGTAACTACGCGTGATGGCGGGCTGGTGGTTCACGAACTCGGGATCCATCCCGGCGAGTATCAACAGGCCGGGACTGGGTATTTGTTGCAGGGGCGATCCCGCCCTCAATGGGTCGGGCTGGCGGTTGTAGCGGTGGTTTCCTGAAGCGCCTGCTGCCATTCCAAATCGCTGAATGTCAGCGTCCACTCATGGCTGCAGGTCCGACAGCGGAAGTCGAGGATGCGATTGGTCTGCTTGATCGATAACGCAGTGGGCTGGCCGCGTCCGTCTGGGCACGTGGGGCAGGCAGGGGCGGTGAGAGTGGGTAGAGTGGCCATCAGCTCTCAAGATGGTTCGGCTTAAGCCGAAGAAACGCCCTTGCAACAAATACCCAGGTCCCGAGCATTTCACTCAGCTACCGGCCGGATTGCAACGCTGATCGGAGCGGCGGGTGGTAAAAAGGTGGTGAGAATTAGCATCTCCAATGTTTGCCATGACTTAGAAACTCGAGCTGTGGGCTCATAACCCAAAGGTCGCGGGTTCAAATCCCGCCCCCGCAACCAACCTTTCCCGAGCAAATCGCTAGAGAAATCAACGAAAGCGGCCTGCCCGGGTTGCGACAGCAACCCCCTTGCTGTCGTTTGGCAAAGTCCAATGTTTCTGGCTCATTTCCGCCCTTTTCCGGCGGCGTGGGTGGTAGAGCGGGTGGTAAGCACGGCGGGTGGCGTGCGGCGCCGTTTGGCCGCCTGGACCGCGCGCAACTTGCCTTTTGCTGATGCAGCCTCCGACGACCTGGTGGTCGTCGCTTTCCTGGCCGATCCCCGTTTCGTGAGACGCGGCCGGAAGACCTCAGCGAGGCGATCATCGATTTTCTCGGCGATGGCGCGCTGCGCCGGGATCGCCAGCGGCCCGTAGAACTGCCGCGTCGTCACCGGTGAGGCATGCCCCGCGAGCCCCTGCGCCTCGTCGAGCCCCACGCCCGCGGCGAGCGCCGCCTGAATCATCGAATGCCGCGCCGCATAGGGGCGGGTCCCCACCGGCCAGCCGGCCGCGTGCACCGCGCGGGCGTGTTTGGTCGTGTCGTACCAGCCCCAGGCGTCGGCCGCGATAAAGCGGCGCCAGGCGCGCACCGCATCCTCCGTCAACGTGATGGTGTGGCCGGGCGCGCCCTTCGCATTGCGCACCGTCCAGATTCTCGCCTTCAAGTTCACATCGTCCGGTTCGGCCCGCATCACCTGGCAGGGCCGCTGCGCGGTCGTGTTCAGGACGAGATACCGTGCATACGTCTGGGGGTCGGCCTCGGCGGCGAGGGTGCGCGCGACGCCGATGATCGTGCGCGTCGTCACGGTGGGCGGGATCGTCTTCGGTTTGGTCGGCCACTTCGCCTCCGTGCATGGCGAATAGGCGGCGGCGCCGTCCAGCGTGTGATAGAGCTCGTCGAGGACGCGCAAGCGATGGATGATCGTACGGGCCGCGACGACCTGCCCTGACGTCGCCGGCGTCTTCCGCTCGTGCATGCGGATCGCCTCGGCGCGCGGCCGATCCTGGCGATCGCGCGCGTAGGCCGTCACGCGAATCCGGCGCACCGCGCGCGCCGTCGGCGCCGTCTGCCAGCGCGCCGTAATGATATTGAGATCCTGATGGTCGATCGCGCTGCGATGGAGTTGGCCGAGCGGCGTCTTCCCATCACGGCCCGTTTCGCACAACCAGGCGCGCGCGTGCGACCGATCGGCCTTGAATGAGACCCGGCCGGCGATTTGCGGCAGAAACAGCCCCACCAGATCATCCTCGAGCCCGCCCCTTGCCTCGCGGCGTGGGCGCGCGTCCAAGGGCTCGACCTTTAACTTCTTGCGCTCGTCCTGCTGCCAGCGCTGCGCGCCGGCGAGATCCGCGTGTCGGAGCACGGCGGCCGGCATATACCGTACGACCCCCCGTACTTTCACGCGGACTTCCACCAGCTGACCAAATTGATCCCGGCGAATGCCGGGCGCGATCGTAATACGTGTACTCATCTGTTCGCCCTGCAAATGGCCGAGATTGCACAGTTCGGCCAATTTCCAATTGTGTTTATTTCACGGCTCGGATTAACGTGGGTGTCAGCGTCTCGCTGCTATTCCGAAAGGCAATGGCCCATGCCCGTCGACACGCCGCGGCGGCTTATCGTGTACCAGGCTCTTTGTTGTTTGGCGCCCGAGCTGTACCGCCCGCTCGCGCGGTTGATCGTGGGCGCCGCCGCTTCGCGTACGCTTCCACCAAGTCGATCACGTCCTCTTGTCGCTGGACGGGCAATCGACGCCACGCACGGAGCAGACGGTGTTCTGCCTCGGTCAACTGGATCGCGTCCACGCCGATCAAGATCGCGGCGATCCTGATGACGTCGTCGATCGTGGCGTGGCCCGCGCCGTTGATGTACTTGTTGACCCACCCCTGACTGCGACCTAAGCGCTTCGCCAATTCGACCTGACGGGGCGCGAGCTTGCGCAGTCGCTCGCGGATTTCTGTGTCCACCGGGTGCTGTACGGCCATCCGTTTCCGATCGTATGGCGAACTCCTCAGCCGGTACCGACGCTTTTCCATTTGGATATTTTATTCCATTGCATGGCCCAACTGAATGGAATAATGATCGGCCCTTATGGCGAGGATTTCTCAGACGCTCCGGGTGCTCCGCGCCGCCCGGGACCTGACCCAGCATGGGTTAGCAGAACGCGCCGGCCTGACCCAAACCCGGTTTTGGCAGATTGAACACGGTGAAGGCGCGCCGCTGCGCCAGACGGAACGGGACGCGATCGCCCGGGTGCTCGAGGTCCGGCCCTCGGCAATCGATTGGCCGATGATGACGCCGACCCGTCTCCAGGTAGAACGCGCGCGGAAGAAGGTCCGCCGCGACCGCGCGATCGCCGCCGCCCACCAGACGGAGTCCGTATGACGCCGGCGGCCCCCGCGGTGCGGTTTCGCGTCGGGGATCCGCTGCCGGCGGTGCTCGTTCTGCGCGACCTGGCCGAGTTGCTCGGGCTCGGACACTCGCGGATCTGGGATCTCTACCGCGCGGGGGAATTGGCCCGCTTCGAGCTCCTGCCACGCCTGGGAAACCGGCCGCGGTTCTCGGGCGCCCGGGTGCAAACGTGGCTCGAGGGCGGCGGCCTCGAGGCGACCGCGGCCGACCCGGTGATGCACTCGCGGTACTTTGCGTCGGCCCGACGTGTCGAGCGGAAGCGGCCGGCATGATCCTCGCCGCCGCGATCCTCGTCATCGTCACCGCGTGCGCCGTCGCGATCGCCAAACACCGGCCCGCCCGGTCGTTCCTCCCGAGCGCCGTCTCCGAACGCTGGCTCGTCGACACCTTCTACACCTACGGCAAATCCGGCGACCTCTAACCCGGGAGCGTGCGCGATGACTCAATCTCTCGCGATCGTCGATCGGGGCGTCCGCAGTGGCGCCGAGCTCGTCGCCCGCGTCCAACGCGTGCGCGAAGTGATGCGCGACCTGATGGAGGAGGGCGTCCACTACGGCAAAGTGCCGGGCACACAGAAACCGTCCCTCTGGAAACCGGGCGCCGAGCTCCTCCTGATGACGTTCCGCATCGGCAACCGCCTCGAGGTCGAGGACCTCGCCACGCTCGATGAGATCCGCTACCGCGTGAAAGTGATCGGCGTCCAGCAGGGCACCGAGGAGCTGCTTGGCGAAGGGATCGGCGAGTGCTCAACCTCCGAGGAGAAATACCGCTGGCGCGCGGCCGTGCACGCCAACGAATGGGAAGCGACGGCGGCCGACCGGCGTCGGCTGAAGTTTCAGCGCGACGGCTCGACCGTCGCCCAGGTCCGCACGTCGCCGGCCGACCAGGCGAACACGGTCCTGCTGATGGCGGTCAAGCGCGGCCTCGTCGCGATGACGCGGATCGTCACGGCGTGTTCGGACATCTTCGATCAGGACGTCGAGGACCTGCCACCGCAGGATGCCGGCACCGGTGCCACCCCGGCCGCGGCGAAGAAGACGGTCGAGCGTGCCTCCGCCAGGAAAGCGGCTGCGCCGGCTCCGCCCGCGGCCAGTGCGCCACAGATCCAGACCGCCCGCCCCGTGAAAGCCGTGCGCGTGTTCGGGAAGAACAACGACAACTTCGCGATCCTGTTCGATGGTGATCCCACCGAATACACGACCAAGGACGCCGCCCTGGCCGCCGAGCTCGAACAGTTCAAAGGCACCGATCACCGGATCGCGGTGACCTACGAGCTGCGCGAGTGGAATGGCAAGACCTATCACAACCTCAAGGCGATCGCCGTCGATCCGCCCGCGGCGCCGCCGGCCGCCACGGATGCGCCGCTGACGGCGGGCGACATTCCGTTCTAGAGGTGAGGACCGATGGCCGATACGAAGAACATCACCGAGGAGCGCGCCGCGCGCCGGTTTCACCAGATGGCCGTGCTCGAGCGGCAACTGGCGATCACGGGCGGCGAGATCGCGCAGTGCAAGGCCCACCTCAAAGAACTCAACGAGACCTACGACGGGCAGATCAGTCGGCTGCGGGCGGCCGCCAGGAACGAGGGCGAGCTCCCCTTGTTCGACCTCGATGGCGACTGACCTCTGAGGCCTACCGTGTCGCTCCTGCTACGCGAGACGCACTACGTCGACTGGGACGCCCCGGGCCGTGTCAAGGTCCGCGCCCTCTGCGGCGTCTACATCCGCCGGCGCGAACACGCCGAGGCGCCGACGTGCCCGGTCTGCCGCCAGGCGCTCGAGGCCCGCACCGCGCGCGACACGGCCGCCGGTCGCTGGTGGGACGACTACGAGACGAAGGGGGAGCGATGACGCTGACCTTCGATGAGACCCTCCACCGGTACACCCTCGACGGCGTCGAGGTGCCGAGCGTCACCGGCGTGTTGAAGCGCGCGGGCCTGATCGACTTCTCCGCGATCCCGATCCATACGCTGGCTGTCGCGCTCGAGCGCGGGCGCGTCGTCCACCAGGCGCTGCACTACTACAACGAGCACGACCTCGATGTCGAGCAGTTCGCGCGCGACTTCCCGGAGTGGGCCGGATACGTGCGCGGCTGGATCACGTTCTGCGAGCAACGACACTTCGTCCCGATGCTCTCCGAGTACCGCGTGGCGAGCCGGCGGCATCAATTCGCCGGGACGGCTGATTGTTTCGGCGAGCTGGACGGCCTGGGAGTCTTGGTCGATTTCGCGACGGGCCGGCCGCAGGACGTCTCGAAAGATTTGCAAACGGCGGCGTATCTCGCGCTCGCCCACGAATCGGCGCTCGAGGATCCGATCCTCGCGGCGTTCCTCGACGCGCATCCGGTCGTGCGGCGGTACGCGGTGGCGCTGCGGAAGGATGGCGGGTTCACCCTGCACGCGTACGACAACGCGGGCGACTTTCGCACGTTCCTGACGTTGCTCGACGCGCAGCGCATCGTCGCCGCCCGCCGCGCAGAGCGGGCCGAGGTCGCGGCGTGAAAGCGACCAATTCCGCCCTCGACATCAACCCCGAGCTCGCGCGCGGGATCGGCGGCGAGCTCGCGGCGACGGTGGAGCAGTTCGCCGACCGTTTGGCGCTCTCAAATGCCGTCGTCGACCGCGCGTCCCTCGAACAAGCCGTCAGTGACCGCAAGCTCCTCGGCGAACGCGTGAAGGTCGTGCAGGAGTTTTTCCGGCCGTTCAAGAACGCGGCCCATCAACTCCATAAGGCGCTCTGCGACCGGGAGACCGCCATCCTCGCGCCCATCCTCCGAACCGACGCCGTGAAGCTCAAGGCCATCGCCGCCTACAACGAGGCCGAGACCAAGCGCCGCCGGCTCGAGGAACAACAGATCGCGGACGAACGGAAGCGTGAGGCCGATGCCGCGGCGCTGCGCGAAGCGGCCGCCCTCGAGCGTCTCGGCGACCACACCCTGGCCGCCGCCGTTGTCGCGGAAGCGGTCGCGCGGCCGGCGCCCGTGGTGGCCTTGCCCGATATGGTCCGCGAGGTCGCCAACTTCCGACGCACCTGGCATTGGCGCCTGACGACTGAGGTGCTCGTGCCGCGGGAGTTTCTCTGCGTCGATACGAAAAAGCTCGACAAGTACGCGACGGCGATGCAGGCGTCCGCGAAAGTCGCGGGCGTCGAATTTTATTCCACCGATACCCCGGTACGGTGACGGGTCCCCGTGGAGATGACGTGAGCAAACGACGGACGGTGCTCGACAAGGCCATCAAGGCGATCGACGACAAGATTGCCGCCCTGCAAGCCGCGCGGGCCGAGCTGCTCGCGCAACAGCACGCCGGGACCAAGCCGTGACGCGCGGCGGGATCGAGATTTTCGCCGACACGCGCTGGACGTCGCAGTGTCGAAGCTGCGGCGCCGCCATCGAGTGGGCCACCGTGGTGGCGAGTAGCCGGCCGCTGCCGTTCAACGCGCCGATCGTCCTGCTGCCGGACGAGCCTGCGCTGTTCGAGCTGGCGCGGGAAGTCCAACGCGTCGACCTGGCGCAGTCCCCGTCGCATTTTTCGACGTGTCCCCAGGCGGATGCCTGGCGACGACGGGAGGCGTAGGGCATGTGGACCCGCCTCGATGACGCGTTGCTTGACCATCGGAAGCTACTCGAAGCGGCGCGCCTCCTCGGCAAAGACGGCCGCGCGAAGGCCCTGGGGTTCTACACGGCGTCGTTGCTCTATAGCTCGAAGCACCTCACGGACGGCAAATTGTCGAAGGCGGTCATCGAGGATTTACACATCTCCGGCCAGGGGATTCGGGCCTTGGTCACGGTTGGCCTATGGCGAAGGGTTGGCAAAACGTACGTCATCCACGACTACCTCGAATACAACACGCCGGCCGCCGACGTGCGGGAACGACGAAAAAAGGATGCGGCGCGCAAGCGAAAAACAAACGGGAATGGGGCTAGATAGTGCGAAATCCAGACGGACTCCGAGCGGACTCCCGCAGGAATCCGCGCGCCGTCCACGCGGAGGATCTCGCCGTGCGGCGGCCCTCCGATCCGTACCCGTACCTTCCCAGTACGTACGAGCGCGCAGAGGGCGCGCTTACAGCGCGACCCGTCGCGCGCGGAGATCGTACGAGAGACAGCGGTGCTCGATAGCGACTTCGGCCCCTTCGAGACCGCTTTCAAGCGGCTCTCAGGCGCCTTGAATCGGAAGTGGAGCATGGTGGAATTTCAAACCGCAGTGCACGTGTATTTCGACACCTTGAAGCACATCGAGCTCGAGGACGTCCTGGCTGCCGAGGTGATCTTGCGGTCCCGGCCGCGGTGGCCGAAGGTCGGCGACTGGCTCGCCGCGGTGCCGGCGCGGACCGTCGTCACCGGCGAGCGCGTCATGCGCGGCCCCGAGGCCGCCGAGTATCTCCGCGCCCATCGCCTGCACTGGCACGACGCGCCCTGCGGCTGTCCGGCCTGTTTCCAGGCCGGCGTCACCGACCGGTCGCTGCGATTCGTGCCCGAGTTTCTCGCAGACGACACCGAGGCCCGCGCGTACCATCCGACCCTCTGCCGCGTCGTCACGACCGGGCACTGGGCGCACGGCGACGAGCTCCGGCGCTGGTATGTGGCGAAGGCCGCCTGTTTCGCCGCGGTGCCGCCGCGGTTTCATCGCGTCCTGCAGCTCGTGGCGCGCGAGGTCGGGGAGGAAGGGTGATCCGGCGGCGCGCGAGTCTCCATCCGCTCGTCATGGGCGACACGCTCTGGCGGACCGAGCTCTCCTTCGGCATCGTGTGGATCGTGTGCGCCCTCGGTGGGCGCCGGCGGCGGCGATGCTGAGCGTGCACGAGGCACGCATCCGGGCGTGCGCCATCTGGGGATCCGAGCGCCTCATCGCTCTCGCGCCTCGCGCGGATGGCGGCGTCGATGTCGAAGTCGTCCCGGCCACGCGCTGGACGACCGATGGCGACGGGCTCGGCATCGGCGAGTGGGGCTACGCGTACCACCAACTCAACGATCAGGGTGAGCCGGTGTGCCATGCGGCCTGTCAACCGGACCCACGGGACCGATGACCAGCGTCCACGACAAGATCCGCGTGAAGGGTGGACCGAAGCAGTTCAAGTCCGGGCGGCCAGGCCTCACCGGATCCGCCCGCTTGCAGCGGCGCGTCCACAGTCTGCTGGTGGCCGCCGCCAGGCTCGCGCGGAAGGGCCCGCCGACGGACGAGACGGCCTACGCCGGGCGTCTGGTCGCCGTCCTGCAACTCTTTGTCACGGGAGGGCCCGATGTTCGCGCGTGAAAGGCCCATGCGGGCCCCCGGATCCCCAAAAACACCGCGGCCCGAGACGCTATGGTGCGCGAACAGCCGCCAAAACGGGAGCAATCGCTGGTCATATCCGCCAACCGTCGAGAAGATGCTTCGGCAGATCACGGCGGGCCGGTCCGTGCTTCAGCTTTTTGGCGGAATGGCGCGCTGGGGCACGACGTTGGACATCGACGCGACGACGAGGCCTCGAGTGCGGGGCGATGCGTGGATGCCGCCATTTGCCCGGAACAGTTTCGACGTGGTCATCTTGGATCCACCCTACACGGGCATCAATCAGCAGATGAAACAGGCCTTAATTCGTGGCGCCGCGTTCGTCGCGCGTGAGCATGTCTACTGGTTCCATACAAACTGGGTCGCGCCGGATAGTGGGATGCGGCGCGAGCGGTCCTGGCTGGTCCGTGTCGGTGATAGTTGCGCCTGTCGCTGTCTGATTGAATGGCGCGTCGTCGCGCGCGAGAAGCCGATCCCGATCCTGCACTTCACCCGAGGTCCTGCGCTGAAGTATCGACGCTGGCTCGCGGGCGAGATGGGTTTGCCCTATGGCGAGGCGGACTGATGTTCGCGCGGGAAACCCGTGTCCCGGTGCAGCAATCGCAGATCGAGATCCAGCGGTTGCTCGACAAAGCCAAGGCCAAGCAATACGGCATCGCGACCGACTACGACCTACAGACGGCGCGCGTGCAGTTCCGGCTGCACGACCGCGTGATCCGCTTTACGATCGCGCTCCCGGACGCGGCCAAGTTCCGCGGCGAGCGGTTCGCCAAAGCCGAGCGGCAGAAGTGGCGGGCGCTGCTGCTGGTCATCAAGGCTAAGCTCGAATCCGTCGAGAGCCAGATCGAAACGTTTGAGGAAGCGTTCCTCGCGAACATCGTGATGCCGAATGACCAAACGGTCTCGGACATCGTGAAACCGCAAATCGCTGAATCCTACAAAACCGGGAAGATGCCCAAGGCCTTGAATCCGGCACCCGCGGAGAGCCACTGATGCCGATGGCACCCCCGCGTGCCTGCGCGACGTGCGGCCGGCCAGGTTGTACGCAGCATTGGCGTCCGGCGTGGCACCATCCCCAGCCGGTGTCCCGTCTGCGAGGCCGACAGTTGCAACAGGTGCGGGCGCGGCTGTTCCGTGCGCAACCGATGTGCGTGCGCTGCCACGTCGAGGTCGCCACGATTCGGGATCACATCATCCCGCTCTGCGATGGTGGGCTCGACGTCGAGACGAACACGCAAGCATTGTGTGCGACGTGTCACGACGCGAAAACCGAAGCGGAATCGAAACGGCATCATGTTCGCCGGTGATCCGACGGACCGGCCAGAATCGCCGAGACCCGGGGGGGCCTGGAATGTTCGTAACTCATTGTCTGGAAACCGGCCCGGAGGCAAATTTTCACGCAGGATCAATGGCGCGCCGGACCAAACGACCTAAAAGGCGCACGACCAAACGCCCGGCCACGCCGCGCAAGCGGCGGGTGGGTCGGCCGCGGGTTAGTGACGCCGAGAAAGCGCGCCGCGGGACGTTCCAGCCTGGTAAGCAGCGGGTGAGCCGCCGGTCACGGCGGCGGTTGATCGCCGTCCCGAGGGCATCGTCACGCGATTACGGGGCGGTGGCACGCCAGTACGCGCTCGACGTGCTGAGCGGCCGGATCCCGGCCTGTCAGTGGGTGTGGCTCGCCTGCGAGCGCCAGGACCGCGACCTGATGCGGGCCACGACCGATCCCGCCTGGCCGTATGTCTGGAGCGACGCGCACGCGGTCGAGGCGTGCACGTTCCTCGAGCAGCTGCCGCACGTCGAGGGGACGTGGGCGACCGAGACGATCCAGCTCGAGCCCTGCCAGGTGTTCTGGGTCTCGGTCCTGTTCGGGTGGCGGCACCGGGCGCACCTCGCGCGGCGGCGGTTCACGATCTGGTATCTCGAGATCGGGCGCAAGGCCGCCAAGTCGACGTTGATGGCGGGCCTCGCGCTGTTTCACGTGCTGAAGGAATTCGAGCCGGGCGCGTCGGTCGTCTGCGGCGCGACGACGGGCAGCCAGGCGCGGATCGTGTTCGGGATCGCCCAGCGCATGGTGCAACGGTCGCCGTGGCTCCGCGCGCAGGGGCTCGAGGCGCTCGCCAATGCCATCGTGACGCCGGACGGGTCGATCAAGCCGGTCAATGCGAAGGCCTCGACGCAGGACGGCCTGAACCCGAGCTGCATCGTGCTCGACGAGAGTCACGCGCAGAAGTTTGGCTTGCACGACGTGTTGAAATCAGCGCAAGGCGCGCGGCGCAATCCGTTGATGCTCTGTCCGACGACGGCCGGGTACGATCTGCTCTCAGTCGGCTATGCGTTGCGGACGACATTGACCAAGGTCCTGCAACAGGTGTTCGCGGCCGAGCACTTTTTCGGGCTGATCTACACGCTCGACGAGGGCGACGACTGGCGCGACGCGCGCGTCTGGGAGAAGGCGAACCCGATGATCGGGACGACGCCGACGCGCGACTGGGTGCAGGCGTACTGTGCCGATGCCCAGGTGACGCCCGGCCTCGAGGGCGAATTTCGCGTGAAGGTGTGTTCAGAATGGCTGCAGAGCGCCAAGACCTGGCTCTCGATGTCGCGGTGGGATGCCTGCGCGGATGAGACGCTGCGCCTCGAGCAGTTCGCCGGCGAGCGGTGCTGGATCGGCGGCGACCTGGCGCAACTCGACGACCTGGCCGCGGTCGCGCTCTGTTTCGAGCGTGCCGGCGACATCATCGCGTTTGTGAAGTGTTACCTGCCGCGCGACGTCGTCGCGGAACGGGCGCGCACGGTGCCGGCGTATCTGGCCTGGGTGCAGGCCGGAATCCTCGAAATGACCGAGGGCACGATGATCGACTACGCGCGGATCGAGGCCGACATCCGCGCCTGGTGCCGCCAGTTTGTGGTCGCGGCGTTGCGGTTCGATCAGTACGGCTCGGCGGGGATTCTCTCGAGTCTGGTCGGCGATGGGTTCCCGGCGGCGATTCTCGACAAGTCGCGCAAGACGTTCACGCCGCCGGCCCGCGAGCTCGAGAGCCGCGTCAAACATCGCCGGTTTCGGCACGACGGCAACCCGTGCCTGAAGTGGATGGCGAGTAACGCGGTGGTCACGCGCGGCGTCGACGACTCGATCATCCCGAAGAAAGAGGGGCCGGAATCGCCGAACAAGATCGACGGGATCGACGCGATTTTGCAGGCGATGAGTGCCATGCTGACGCCGGCCGCGGCGCCGCCGAGCTATTCGATGACCGTCTTCGGGTGAAGGGGGACACCATGAGCAAACGGCCCACCGGGCGCCCGCCGATCGGCGAGGGACCCGCGACCGCGCGCGTGCAATTGCGCGTGACACCGGCGCAACGCCTCGAGCTCCGGCGGGTTGCGAGCGAGAATCGGACGGGCGTGTCGGGGATCCTGCGCGAGGCGGTCAACGAATACGTCGCGGATTACCGCGAGCGCCGGGCTTTTGTACGTACGAAAATCTAACCGGGCCGTAGGCTGTAGCGCGTGCCCCTCACGCGCGCCTACGCGCTCCTGACCATCAAGGCCGTTGACCCCCAGCAACGGACGATCGCGGGCATCGCCTCGACGCCCGAACCCGATCGGATGGGCGACGTCGTCGAGCCGCTGGGCATCACCTACAAGAATCCGCTCCCGCTGCTGCTGTACCACGATACGAAAAAGCCGGTCGGGACGGTCACGTTCAAGAAACCGACCGCGGAGGGCCTCGAATTCACCGCGAGTCTGCCCACGCTGGCCGACCCCGGGCCGCTGCGGGATCGCATCGAGGAAGCCTGGCAGAGCATCAAGGCCGGGCTCCTGGCCGGCGTCTCGATCGGATTCCGGTCGCTCGAGGAGGCGTTCTCCAAAGAGACCGGCGGGTTCCGGTTTCTGAAAACCGAGATCCTCGAGCTCTCGCTCGTCGCGATTCCGGCGAATGCCGGCGCGACGATTCACACAATCAAAGCCCTCGACCTGGCCGCGCCTGGCCCTCATCCGTCCCGCGACAGGGACTCCCTCCCGATCGTGCGCGTCGATAAGGGCGCGCCTCGTATGGAACAGAAAACCATCAACGAACAGATCACGACGTTCGAGAACAGCCGCGCCGCCAAGCACGCCCGGATGACGGCGATCATGACGAAATCGGCCGAGGCCGGCGCGACCCTGGACCAGGCCGAGACCGACGAATACGACGGGCTCACCGCGGAGCTCAAGGCCATCGACGCGCATCTCGTGCGCCTGCACGCGCTCGAGGCGACCACGATCGCGAAGGCGACGCCGATCACGGCGGCGACGGCCGACGACGCCAGCAAACAGCGCGGCGGCGTGCCGATCATCTCGGTCAAGGCCAACGTCCCACCCGGGTCCGCGTTCATTCGCTACTGCCAGGCGCTCGCGGTCGCGAAGGGCTCGACGCTCCAGGCGGTCGAGTACGCGAAACGCTGGCAGGACTCCACGCCCGAAGTGGAGCTCGTGCTCAAGGCCGCGGTGGCCGCCGGCACGACGACCGATGCGACGTGGGCCGGCCCGCTCGCGCCGATCAAACCGATTACCGATGAATTCATCGCCTTGCTGCGGCCGGCGACGATTCTCGGCCGCGTGTCCGGGTTCGTCAAAGTGCCGTTCAACGTCTCGGTCGCCGCGCAGACCGGCGGCGGCACGTACCAGTGGGTCGGCCAGGGCGCCCCGAAGCCGGTCGGCAAACTGGCCTTCGCGACCGTCACGCTGGGCATCACCAAGGCGGCCGGGATCATCGTGATCACCGAGGAGCTCGCGCGCACGTCGACGCCGTCGGCCGAGGACGTCATCCGGCGCGACATGATCGCCGGGATCGCCGCGTATCTCGACCAGCAGTTCATCGACCCGGCGGTCGCGGCCGTGGCCGGCGTGTCGCCCGGCTCGGTCACCAACGGCGTGACGCCGATCACGACCGCCGGCCCGACGCCGGCCAACGCGCGCACGGACATCCAGGCGCTCGCCGCCGCCATGACGGCGCTCGGCATTTCGACCAGCGGCGCGGTCGTCGTGCTGTCGGAAACCAACGCGCTCGCGTTTACCAACGCGCTGAACCCGCTCGGGCAGCCGTTGTTCCCCGGCGCCACGCAGACCGGCGGCACGATCCTGGGCTACCAAGCGGTCGCCTCGCAGGCTGCCGGCACGACCGTCGCGCTCATCCAGCCGAACGCGATCCTCTACGCCGACGATGGCGGCGTGACGATCGACATCTCGCGCGAGGCCTCGCTGCAGATGGACACGGTGCTCGACAATCCGCCGCTGGCGACGTCGCTCTACACGTCGCTCTGGCAGAACAACCTCGTCGGCCTGCGCGCCGAGCGGTTCATCAACTGGAAGAAGGCGCGCACCGGCGTCGTGCAGTACACGGTCGCGACCTACGCCGCGTAACCAAGGGGGTCACGTGGACCGGATCCCGATGATCGTCCAGCGTGCCGGGTACTGGGACGGCCAGTACCCGCAGGCCGGCGACACGATTACCGTCGACGACCCGGCGCACGTCGAGACGCTCGAGCGCGCCGGGTTCGCCGTCCGGAGTGAGGACCCAGCATGGCCGGAGAGTCCGTCGACGTCATCGCCCGCCTCTATCACACCGTCGACGGCGTCCCGCACGCCGAAGGCGAAACGTACGCCGTAACCACGCGCGCGCTCGCGGAAACGCTGCGCGGGATCGGGTTCGTCTCGATCGTCGGCTGGACCGAGGGCCCGATCGCGCCGCCGACGATCACGGCCCTGACCCCGGCCACCGCGGCGCTCGGCGCGCCCGATTTCACGCTGCACGTCGCCGGGACCGAATTCGGCGCCGACAGCGTGATCGTCTGGAACGACGACGACGCGCCGACGACCGTCGTCTCGCCGACGGAACTCACGACCGAGGTCGCGATGGCGACCGTGACGACCGCGGGCGCGATCCCCGTCCAGGTCCGCAGTAACGGCAACCTCTCGGAGCCGGCGTCGTTCACCGTCACCGAGACGCGGCGCACGCCGCCCGCGCCGCCGCCCCCGTACGGCCCCAGCCGGTAATGGCGACGGTCCGGCTGCAGGTGTTCGGCCGCGCGCTCGAGCTCACCGCCAAGGCCGCGCCGCTGACCGCGCCCAACGGGCTCGACAGCACGCGCGGCGGCTGGTTTCCGCTCGTCGTGCGCGAACCCTACACCGGCGCCTGGCAAGTCAACGTCGAGGGCCGCCGCGACACGGCGCTGGCGTACTCCGCGGTGTTCTCCTGCGTCACGCTGATCGCCTCCGATATCGGCAAGCTCTGTCTGCAGCTCGTCGAGCGCACGGACGAGGACATCTGGGAGCCGACCGAGTCGCCGGCCTTCTCGCCCGTGCTGCGCAAGCCGAACCGCTACCAGACGATCAACAAGTTCGTGGAGCAGTGGATCACCTCGAAGCTGATCTGGGGCAACACGTACGTGCTGAAGCAGCGCGATGCCCGCGGCGTCGTCACGGCGCTCTACGTGCTCGATCCCTGTCGCGTCAAGCCGCTCGTCGCGCCCGATGGCGGCATCTACTACGAGCTCCGCCGCGATGATCTCTCGGGCGAGCTCGCCGGCCTGACCCAGGAATCGGTCATCCTGCCGGCGCGGGAACTCATTCACGACACGATGGTCTGCCTGTTCCATCCGCTGGTCGGCGTCTCGCCGATCTTCGCGTGCGGCCTGGCCGCGATGCAGGGGCTGGCGATTCAACAGACCTCGGGCCAGTTCTTCACCAACGGCAGCCGGCCGAGCGGCATCCTCACGGCCCCGGCCGGGATGACGCCCGAGCAGCTCGGCCAGGCCAAGACGGACTGGGAAACCTTCAATGGCCCGGCGAATGCCGGCAAGGTCGCCGTCATCACCGCCGACATCAAGTTCACGCCGCTGACGATGAACGCCGTCGATGCGCAGTTGATCGAGCAACTGAAGTGGACGGCGGAAACGGTCTGCAGTTGCTATCACGTCCAGCCGTACATGATCGGCGTCGGCCCGCCGCCGCCGTACGCGAACGTCG